CAATTGCTGCACACAATTCATTTGCTGTCATCGGTTTTTTTGACAGCCACCACAGAATGATCTTCTGCCCATTTGAAATGGTGTTTGTTTTTTGTTCCATGAACTTCTCCTTTGCCTCAATTCTTGTCGATTGATGACTGTCCGTCTAATTGGTTTTTTCTATCGACTCAATGAGTCATATCGCCTGTAACTCTCAACGCCCAATCAATGACAGATGAGGCAACATGCTCGCCAGCTTTGTGCCGGTCTAGTATTCGGTGCGCTTTGGCTTTGTTGATCTGGTCTTGGTCCTTTGATGGGCCGGGCTTGCGGGGGAATAGGCTCATTGTTTCGACTCCATTTCCGACTTCAAAGCGATTCTCCAAAAGTCACGCTGGAACTGAGTGAGGCTTTTGTCTCCTTCCATTTCTCTGCGTCGTAGATTCCTGATCGGGTCAAGAATATCCCCCTTGCGCATGAAAGCCTTCTGAGCGCGCGCAATGGCCTTGTCAATCACGGTCTGATCCGCCTTTGGCTGAGGCAGCGCAAACATAGCCTTGATCGGTGCGCGATTGCATGCGTCATGAAACTCAATCACATTTGGCGGCTTCGCTCCTTGCGTTTCCAATGCATGCTTGATTGCGTCAGGTCTATTGTGAAGTCCTGCAAGACGTTCGGCCCAATCAGCCTTCACCGCCGATAGGTCCTGGCCCTCGTACTTCGATAGGAAGTCCCTCCCGTACCTGATCGACAGTTTCGAGAAGATCACATCCACCCATTCCGATGGCAGCGGCTCGACGTTTGTTTTCAATTGCTATCTCCCAAGGTGCTTTTGGTTGCTGATAGGTTTGCCCAGGTGGTTTTGCAGCGACGATGTGCGCAAATGAACCAGCCGCTTCCGATACTCGCTCTCGCATGTGTTTGGCATACGGCGTTTCGGTGTGAGTTGCATCCGATGATTTCTTGGCATTGCGGCACCAGTTTCGCCAAGTCGCCTCCCAATCGAGTTTTGCTGCGTCTTTACCTGACTTAGCAACCCAGAAATCTCGAAACTTGTCCGACTCGGTTCTGATCTCTTGAACCGACCAAGCCGGGAATTGAGCCAGCGCCCACTCTCCCCAATGCTTTGGAAGAACCCAATCATCAGCAAGCCGAGAGCCTCGCTTTTTGGCGTCGCTTTGCGGCGCAGTAATAATTGGTTCTTGGTTTATGGTAATTGGTTCATGGTTGGCATTAGGGTTTTGATCGGGTGGGGATGGGGTAGGCATGGGGTGGGCATCTCCACGCTTTAGCCACCTTTTTGCCGCCCCTTTTGCCCCCCCATCGGCCATGCGCTTGTAAGAGTCAATTTCACGGTCTGCGCGGGTATTCCGGTGACCTTCTGGTGACTCTGTGAAAAATTCATTCAGGATGTTGCGCACGGCTGATGCGTGATCAGGCATACGGATGAGCTTTGCAATCCGCTGAACATCAGTAGGCAATGGTGACTGCTCCCTGTAATACAGATCAAGCATCCGCCGATATACGATGTCTTCTATCGGGTCAAGGTGCCCGGTGTGTTGAGCGTAATCGCCCAGGTGGAACTGATAGTATTTCATACACATTTCCGAGCGCATGTAGGGAAGAGATGAGGGGCTGAACAGCCCTGCCAAGATCACAGGGTGCGGCCCTTTCGGGTTACGCTCCCCATCACCTCTCTACATGCGCCCATCTTGGTTGCGTTATCCACCGTCCTGTCAAAAACGGTGGGGCATAGGGCATCCAGCGTTGCGCCGGATGCCTGATTTTACCCCAACTTGGAGTTTTTGAGTATGGATTTACTCAGCGGCTTAGACTTCATCCCAACGATAAAACCCGATGCTGCTAGCCGTTGCTCAGGTGTGCCGGTCGTCATTCGATGCTCACGGTTTGCCGTCTGGCGCTTGCTGATGCGGTTTTGCAGGGTTACATCGCGCATGTCAACAGTCGGCTTGTAGCCTTTGGAGAATGGGTTAGTCATACGCCGCCCCATCCAAAGAAATACGCTTTAATGCGTTGCAAAACTCCTGGCCGAGGCTCCCACCCAGAAAAATCAGCATTACATCCTCCACTTGGGTATTTACGTTGGTTCTCCAAATAGTATCCAGTCTTCATGCATCGAGAAAAGATGGATGAAAAACCATTTTTATTTGCGCAAGTTGCGCATGTTTTTGGGGTGTTGCTCATTTCGTACCTTTCACATAAGTTGGCTTAGGAGATCCGTTAGATGATGGAGATGGGGCAAATGCCACGCGCTTGATTAGCCCTCGGCTGATCGCTTCTTTTGTCACAGCACCCCACCAACGGTCATCAGGTGGAGTCTCGAGCTTTGAGCCAATGCACCGCATTGCATGGTCTATCGTAAAGGGGTGGTTCAACCGTTTGACGTAGGCCATCAGGCAGCGGTAGGCTTGTAGTTCCCATTCTGGTTTGGTCATGATTTAGCCTTAAAACAAGCCATCCTGAATTGCAGAATCCGATTCATTCGTAAACCTAGACTTTGCTTGAGTCAGGTTTATTTTTGCTTGTTTGAAATAGCTGTCCTTCAGCTCCGCGCCGATGGCCTTTCGACCCAATGAAACAGGGCTGAAAACCTCAGACCCAACCCCCATAAACGGAGTTAATACAACTTCGCCGGGATTGCTGTATAACTCCACGATCCGGTCGATTACATCAAGCTGCAACGGGTGAACGTGCTTTTCGTCGTCGTCTTCTTTGCTGTCGCGGAATGGAAGCACGTTGTCGATTCGGATGTCATCCCAAACGCTAGACGCGTACCGCTGCCAAATGTAGTGCGATAGCTTGTTTGACTTCGGGTCTTCATGGTCGTAGAAGTTCGCTTTTAGGTAAGCCCAAAGATCGTCTTCCGTGAACTTCGTGTCATTGGCGTTGTTCCATGCTTGTAAGATGTTTGGAAGGATTGGGGTTGCGCCAAAATACCGCTTAAGTCCTTCTGGATGAGTAACAGGGACTTCGTTTTCTCCGCGCTTCGTCATGATGATCATGTAGTCAGGCATGGCCGTGAAACACTGCGCCGAATCTTCGACGATCAGTTTGTGCATAAGGCTCTTGACCATCGTGCGCATACGGACCTTCAGCGGCTCTTTCCAGATCGTCACGCGGTTGCGATACTGGAACCCATGCTTTTCATGGATCCGGATGATCTCGTGGGGAAAGTCCCAAAGGCGGCAAGCGTTGTCGAAAACGTCAGTACAGTGGACTGCTGTGATTCGCCCCGGCTTTGTCACTCTGGCGATCTGTTCGACCAAGTATTCGTACTGCGAGAGGAACTGATCCCGCGTCTCGCAGTTTGACATGTCCCGATGATCGGAGCTGTAGTTGTAGAGCCCGCAGAACGGTGGTGAGTACACCGACAGGTCGACAGAGTTGTCAGCCAGCGATGAAACCACGTCCACGCAGTCACCGTTGTAGATGGCGTAATCGTTCGTGACGATTTGGTCTTTGACGTTCATTTGATGAATCCAGGTTGTTGAATGGCTTGATCGAAATCTTTTGTGACGTGAGAGAAATCACGGTTTGCCGCTTGTACGAGGTTTCCGTAAAGCTCAATCGCTTTCTCGGTCTTTTGCTCAAGCGCCTCCATTACGCGCTCCTGGCCTTCGCTGATCACCATGTCGCAGGTGACTTCGTGCTGTTGACCAAAGCGCCAGAATCGACGTATGGCTTGGTAGTACTGCTCGTAGCTCCATGTTGGGAAAAAGACGGTGTGCTGGCAGTGTTGCCAATTCAATCCCATCGAAGTCATTCTGGCTTTGGTGATTAACCTCTTGATGTCACCACGTGCAAACGACACCAGGATCTCCTCTTTCTGGTCAATCGACATGCCTCCGATGATCTCAATAGCATCACTATCCAGCGACGACAAAAGGGTGCTTTCTTCGTTCAAATTGCACCAGTAGACAGACGTTTTACCGCTTGCGAGTTCGTGAGCCTTTTCGCAGCGTTCCGACACGGTAAGCTTTTGCTCCTCACGGACTTCTGTCATCGTCTTTGCTGGCATTGCAAACAATGCGTCCTGACCGTCAATAACCCACGTTCTGTCGTTGCGAACGATGTGTTGGTTTGTCGTCAATTTGGGCAGATCGTACCCGGCATCCGAAAACCCAAGGTCAGACGGCTTCTTGACCATCACAGACCACTGATTCACCCACGCAAAGAAATCACGTTCAGCGTGTGGCTTGAGGTAGAACTTCTCGCCGATGTTCCGGTTGTTGCTATCGACGCTGTTCTGATTCGACTTGAAGAACTTGGTCAGCATGTCCATGTAACCCATGTATCCGAGAGCCTCCGAGCTATTGCCAAGCTCGATGAAATCGTTAGGGCTCGGAGTGGCCGTGGACAAGAATCGGTACCGCACTTGCTTGATGAACGCGACGATCTGGTCTCGCGTCTTGCCCGCGAAGTTTTTGAGAATCGAGGACTCGTCAAGCATCACGCAAACGAAGTCTGACGCGTTCAAAAGGTGCAGGCGCTCATAGTTGCACACGACGATTTTGTGCGACAGCGTGCCGTCCTTGCTGTGGCCGATGTCGTCAATGCCGATCTTCCGGGCCTCGTCGATGAACTGGAAAGCCACGGCCAAAGGCGTCAGAATCAGAACCCGTTGGTTGGTCTTTTGCACGATGTTCCAGGCAATAGCCAACTGCATCAGCGTCTTGCCTAATCCGGTGTCACAAAACAAGCCCATACGACCCTTACGCACAGCCTTGGTTATGATCGCCTGCTGAAAGTTGAACGCACACTCAGGCATCCATATTGGGTCAAATCCAAACTCGCCTGTGCTGTGCTTTTTTGTTGATATAAACGTACCGTAGTCCATGCTTCTCCTTTGGTATAAAAAGCCCGATCACCGAATTACTTAGTGCCCTCTACGACGACTAGGTTGATGGTTGA